GTGTCTTCTGCTTCGTTAACAATCTCATCGTCAGACTCAAGGTCTAGGTGCAAATGATCTTCCACGACTTGAACATTGTGTGGTCCTACTTTTTCCAGCTTATCGATTAGTATATCGAACCAGTAGGGGTTGTTCTTCTCACGAATGATAACCTTGACATACTTATCTTTGTACTGATCAAAGTCTTGGTTAACCATCATCTCCATAGTAGTGTTACTATCATCGTAATGTATCTTAGCAAACATCTCCAGCGGATTGGCTATAAAATCCAGAGTCCTAGTGTCAGTATCAAACACATGAAAGCCGCGGGGGTCGTTATAATCGCTCCAAGTAATCTGGTAAGGAGCTCCAAGGTAATTAATGTTACCCACAGTAGACTTATGATGAAAATGACCACTAGCCACGACATCAAACTTAGAGAAAACATTACTCTCGAACCCATGGTTGTTGATCGCTCCTTTATACATCTCAAAACCTTTTAACTCCAGGTGGCCGAATAATACTTGGGCTGATGTAGAGTTTATCACCTCCATTGATCTTTCATAGTTACCACTGCATATCCACGGAGTAAGTAGAATCTCACATCCGTCAAAGTCCACTGCAGTAGGTTCATCTGCATAGATGTGTACATTAGGAAAGCTATTGTTAGAGTACAGTTCACTAAGAGAGTTGATCTCATTAGTATTTTTAAAATAGGTGTCGTGATTACCAATTAAAAAGTGTGATTGGATATTGCGCTTGTGTAGAGGTTTCATTAATGCCTCTCGCAATAGCTTTGCGGACGTATAGTTTATATACTTACGTCTATCTACAATGTCACCTAGGTGGATAACAGTGTCTATATTGTTCTCGTCTATGTACGGAAAGAACACCTCTTTGTAAAATTGGTAGAAGTGTTTAGCGAAGTTCTGGGAGTCGTTGCGAGCTCCAAAATGAGTATCAGTTATTAAAGCTATCTTCATTCACTATCTCAACATTAATATTTGATTGATTAAGAAACTCAATACCACTTCCATAGTTATTTGAGTTATGTGCATACCTGTAGTATACAGATGATATACCACACTGCAATATTAGCTTGGCGCATTCCATGCACGGTTCATGTGTACAAAATATCGTAGCATTATCACAGCTTTCGTTGCTCTTGGCAACCTTTGCAATTGCATTAGCTTCAGCATGGAGTACTTCTTTGTTGCTGATGCACGTAGTAGTCCCTAGCTCGTGATGGTGTATTTCATACTCACACTCATTAGGCCAACCACTTGGCATGCCATTGTAACCTATACTGATTACGCGGTTATCCTTCACTATAATGGCGCCTACCTTAGCTCGGCTGGCATGGCTCAGCTGAGCAAACCGTTCAGCAACATCCATATACGCTAGTATAAACTTAGGCTTCATTGCGTGTACATTCAACTAGGCTTTGGCCTTCTTTTCCTTGTTGTTTTTGTTCTTGCGACTCTCTTCAAACGACTTAATAAAGTTATCGATGTACTCTTGACTGTCTGCATCGTTCTTAATGGCATCATTGAAGTTTGTACCTGAGTCATGATCCTGACGATCACTGGTAGCCTGTTCAAAGTTAACACGCTCGGACATCTTAAACTTAATGTACAGCTGCTTCTTCTCTTTGTCTATGCGACGCAGGAAAGCAAAGTAGATAATCTGAGTAAAGTATGCAAATGGATTGTTAGACTTCTCCGGGTTAAAGTTATCGATATACTGCATGCAGTTCTCTATACCGTCACATATCATCTCATCACGGAACGAGTAGTTGATAAAGTTGGGTTTGTGAGAAAGCCTTGTAGCAATCTTCATGAAGCACTCACCGATGTAGGTGGGTACCTGGGGCTTTGGATTGTCGCCTTCCTCAGCAACTGCGACCTTATCCTTATATTCAATCATTGCCTGTAAGAAATCAGGATTGTTGATATAGTTGGTCTTACCTTTCTTCGCCATAATTAACTCTCTAGTTTAATTTTATACATCTTGTAATCAAACTGCTCTTCGTTGTAAATCTTTACACGCTCGTACAGATGACGCAAAGTGTGGTTGATACTTTTCTTGTACTGTAAGTCGTCTGCGATATCGTACAGCGTACAAACAGTTTTACTATCACTCTTTCTCAGACCGCGGCCAATAGACTGTAGATTGCGAATCCGAGACTTGCTAGGGCTAGCAAACACGATGTTATGAAGATTGCGTATGTTAATCCCAGTACTGAATGTTCCGTAAGACGCAATGATGATTGCGTCTGATTCTTTTTCTGTGATGGCACGTATACTTTCTCTGGTATCGGCATCTGTTCCTCCAAATACAAAAAATACTCGACGACCCTTAGCTACTTTACTGTTCACTAAATCATATAGTATTTTACCATGTTTTTCAACAAAGCTAAACAGGACAAGCGAATTTCCTTCCAGCGATAGTGCAAGGTTTGATATGAAGTTGTTTCTCTTTTGGTTCTGTGTTATGAAGTCCATCTCATCGTGGAACTTAGCTTCCTTCTGTGCTTTGCGAGTAGCCTCGCCGTACTTGAGTACTAGAATCTTTATGTCGAGATCCGATAATGTATTTCCCTCTATCAGTTCCTTTGTTTTTACAAACGACTTGACTGTACCAAACAAACCTTCTAGTACTAGCTTGTGTGTCTCGGTACCATCTAGCGTACCCGTGAATCCAAACCTGTACTTGCAATCACTTAGCCTTGTCATGATGGTTGTCAGGGACTTAGCTTTAAACAAATGGGCTTCGTCTCCTATTACTACATCGAACTGATCAAACCACTTCTTGGGCATCTTGTATATTGATTGCCAGGTAGTGATAGTAATATTCTCGTCAATGCACTCTTTATCAACACCTGCGCTGATCAGCTTGCACTCCTCCTGGTAACCGTACTGTTTGAAGTCACCGTACATTTGACGAACCAGGGATACGGTGGGTACGACTACAAGAGTCTTCTCATTGTAGAATCGCGATAGCAGGTATATAATAAGAGACTTGCCAGATCCAGTAGGCGAAAGTATCATTGAGCGATTGTTGCGGATGCAGTGCGTAAACGCTTCCAGTTGATACTTGCGTGGTTCGAAAGGCAAGTTTATTTCGTTGGAGAACTCGGCTGCTTCTTGGAATGAGAACTCTTCTTGTAGTTCCAAGCCAGGATCAAACTCTATATCATAATCTCTCTCGTCGCAAAAGCTCTTTAGATAGGGAAGCAATCCAACATATAAGCCGTTGTTACGATTATTAAACAAACGTATACGGCCATCCCATTGCCTTCTTTTAAAGGCAGGCATAAACTTATACCCATTCGCAAAGAATGAGAAAAACTCATTCAGCTCTTGAGCAATACCCTGGTTACAGTTGACCTTTAAAAAGGTCTCATTCACTTTATCAATTACTAACAATTCTCTATACGCCGAACTGGGTGAGTTTCCTCCAGTTGATAGCTGCATTAATATGGAAGCCCCTATTGTTTATGCTCTTCATAATATCTTCCAATAACGAAACTACTTGTTCTTGATACACCATGCGGGTAACAAGATCAATCATCTCCCGATCGCCTTCAATGTATTGAGCTAGGTCTGCCTTGAGAACATGCTTCTCCCAAGGATCGCGTCCAATGTTGTTTAGGTCTTCTGGATTATTCAATTCACCACGATAATATTCACTCAACACTTTGTTGAGCGTCTTATATTGAATCTTATACTTTTTGAGTCTGAGCTTTTGCTCATAGAAGAGTTTTAGATACTTGCCGTGTAGTACGGGCACGTTAAGTGACTCAGTATCCAAATCAACATCATCTATCCTGGCATCTTGCTGCCACATTTCAATCACTTGTTCAATCTTCATAAATTAAATTTTCTGAATAGTATACAATTTGTACCTGAACGTAACTGTAGCCTTCAAGTACTCCACATCCGTAAGTGTACTATCAAATGACAAATCAGACAACGATATTGGGAACATATCTTCAAATACTATCCTCATATTTGCATTTTTGTGGCTAGATAGTATCATTAGAGTGGCGTCACTGAATACAGCTGTAGCATCGGATCTAGCTGATATGTTTTGTCTTACTAGATTGCCGTATTGATCAAACGACTCCGGAAAACCTAAACCTCTCAGCCAATCATGTATCTCAAGATAGTTACGCATGTCCTCGTCTACCAAAAAGGTAATGTCTAAAGGCTCAAACGATAGCTTAGTACCGGGTGTTGGTAACTTGACGAACGGATCTTCCAGGTCGAACTGACCTAGAGAAAGAGTTGGTAAGCGTACGTTCTGTACAAAGTAGTTGGTACTGGGGGTGCGCTCGAGTACAAACCTAAATCCAAGTGGTGATAGGTAGTTAGGATTGTCTGGTTGGTTATCTGTTGCTGCCATACTGTCACCTGTTGACTAATTTATAAGAGCCTGTATAATTGCGCGTGTAGCCGCACTAATAAGACTTCTATACTATTTATCCAGACAAAAAAAAGGGCCTCACAAGGAGGCCCTTCAAAATCGCCCTTACGGGTCTTTTTATTACATCAAGTTCTGTACTGCAACAAGGCGGTAATATACGTTCTTGTTGTTGAAGCTGATTGTACCATTGCCGGCCGTAGAGCCTTCTGCAAATGGGTTAGCAACCATACCGTAACGAGTCTTGAAGCCAATCTTAGGCTGGAAGGTGTCCTCGCCAACCGCACGAACCATTTGCAGTGGTACGTATGGGCAGTAGAAGATACCAGCATCAAAGGCACTTGAACCTTTGTAGCCAAGAGTGTAGTACTGGTTACCTGCAGCAGACTGGAAGTATGGATCGATGTATACTCGGATCCGTCCATTCAGTACACCAGCAAATGTGTTACCAGTGTCATCTAC